TGAGTAGACTCACCATCATGGGAGTATCTTTATCACTAGCAGTAACACTTGCAGCACAGGCATGGGTATAGTATTATAAATTATATTAATTACATACATTAACATATGTTATCAACACAATATCGTTTAAGGTTAACCGCAATCTGCAAAGATATAGGTGCTGGAGTCGAAGTTAGTTTAGAAGATATGATATGGGCAGAGAAATTGGCAAAGTCGAATACATCTGCTAGAGGTATGTTAAACACTGCAAGAAGAATTAGTACAGACCCGACAGACTCTTTTCTGAATGAGTTGAACATTGGAGACCCCGATTCAACTCATCATCGCAGGGGTTTCGGAGATCCACAAGATGTGGTAGACTGGTTCCACAATGAAAGGTCTGATGATTGGAGGCAGCGTGATTGAAAAAGGAGATAAGATAGTTCAGATGGTTTTGATTAGTCCTCACGAGGCAGACCATTTATTTAAAAAACAAGACGGTACATTTTATTGGTGTCATCACAGGAAAGGTGGTGACACCTTTTCTGTACCTGAGATACAGATGGAGATGTTCTCACCTCCACCACCTAAGAAGGTAGTAGTAGGAACAGATGCACCGCACCATAATATCTTAGAAAAATACTATGGTAAGGATTGGAAACCTGTACCACAAGAAGGATTGGAGGATCATTACTAATGAAAGGATACACTAAAGAAGATATCAGAAAGATTTTAGGAACTTCTTGTCCTACTATGCCCGAAGATTATGAGACTGGTAATGAGATGAGAAGAAGAAAGGGTAATGAGATGAGAGCAGGGTTGAGACCTTATCCAACATATCCTGCAAAGAAGGTAGGTCCAAACTTTGATGAGAATGGAAAATATATTTACCCAGAAGGCAGTGGATTTAATTATATGGATAGATTAGATCCTAATTCTGAATGGGGTGGTAAAGTATCATGAATGAAGTTGTCTGGTTCGTAAACAATATGGTAGCATTTCTCTTAATATTAGTAGGTGTCGTAATCTACTACATATTTAAGTACGATGAAATTTGGCCAAATGGGAGCGATGACACCACCAAGCAGGAAGAGCTGCTACAACTTCAGGGTAACGAAGATAAAGAAGGTAGTTGATGGTGACACTATTGATGTCATTATTGATCTAGGATTTGACATAGCGAAGACAGAAAGGGTACGGATCGCTGGTGTGGACACTCCTGAGAAAAGAACTAGAGACTTAGAAGAGAAAGCATTGGGTCTTGATGCTACTGCGTGGATGAAACAAAAATTAGAAGAAACAATTAAAGGCGATGAAGAACTTACTATTAGAACCGAACTTAAGGGTGGCATGGGTAAGTATGGTAGGCTTCTTGGTTGGATATATGTTGGCGATGCTGATGTATCACTCAACGAATTAATGATTCAAGAAGGTTACGCTTGGGCATATGATGGTGGAACAAAACAAAAAAACTTTGAAGAACTCAGAGAGATTCGTAGAGCACACGGTACGCTAGTAGAATAATGCCTACACAAAATGAAATCTATCTTGGCAATCCCAATCTAAAAAAGGCAAACACAACTGTTGAGTTTAGTCAGAAACAGATTGCGGAATTTATCAAATGTAAACAAGATCCAATATATTTTGCAAAGAATTATATTAAAATTGTATCTTTGGATGAAGGTCTTGTGCCCTTTAAGATGTATGATTTCCAAGAAAAATTAATTAATAATTTCCATAATTCTAGATTTAATATCTGTAAGATGCCAAGGCAGACTGGTAAATCCACTACTGCTGTTTCATATCTATTGCACTATATTGTTTTTAATGATAGTGTTAATGTAGGTATTCTGGCAAACAAAGCAGCAACTGCAAGGGAACTATTAGGTAGGTTACAAACTGCCTATGAAAATTTACCTAAGTGGATGCAGCAAGGTATTTTGTCATGGAATAAAGGATCAATGGAGTTAGAAAATGGATCTAAAATACTTGCAGCATCTACCTCTGCATCAGCAGTTAGAGGTATGTCTTTTAACATTATTTTTCTGGATGAGTTTGCCTTTGTTCCTAATCATATTGCTGAGGCATTCTTTTCCTCAGTATATCCTACTATCACTTCTGGTAAATCAACCAAAGTCATAATGGTTTCTACCCCATGTGGTATGAATCATTTCTATAGGTATTGGCATGATGCACAAAGAGGTAAGAATGAATACACTGCTACTGAAGTCCACTGGTCAGAAGTACCTGGTAGGGATGCTAAGTGGAAGGAACAGACTATTAAGAACACATCTGAACAACAGTTTAAGGTTGAGTTTGAATGTGAGTTCTTAGGATCTGTTGACACTCTTATTAGTGTTAGTAAGTTAAGAAACCTTGTCTTTGAAGATCCAATACAAAATAATGGAAAGGGATTGGTAATATATGAGCAACCTATAAAAGGTAACGATTATATTATTACGGTTGATACTGCTAGAGGAATAGATCATGATTACTCTTGTTTTATTGTGTTTGACATCACTACATTCCCACATAGGACTGTAGCAAAGTATAGGAATAATGAAATTAAACCTATGCTATTTCCAAATATTATAATGGATATTGCCAATGCTTACAACCAAGCATATGTTTTGATTGAGATCAATGACATAGGAGAGCAGGTAGCGAGCATTATGAATTATGATTTGGAGTATGAAAATCTACTGATGTGTGCTATGAGAGGAAGGAATGGTCAACAAGTAGGATCAGGATTCTCAGGTAGTAAAACACAAATGGGTGTTAGGATGACTGCAGCAGTTAAAAAGTTAGGTTGTTCTAACTTGAAAACTTTAATGGAAGATGATAAAATAGTAACGAACGATTATGATATTATCGCAGAACTAACAACCTTTGTTCAAAAGAAACAATCATGGGAGGCAGAAGATGGTTGCCATGATGACTTAGCAATGTGTTTAGTTATCTTTGCTTGGTTAGTAGCACAAGATTACTTCAAGGAGATGACAGACACAGATGTTCGTAAACGCATCTATGAAGAACAAAAGAATCAGATTGAACAGGACATGGCTCCTTTTGGATTTATGTCTGATGGTTTAGATGATGAAGATGAGTTTGTAGATGGGGAAGGTGATAGATGGGCAAGGGTTGATGAGTATGGTGATAGATCTTTTATGTGGGAGTACAAGTAATGAGAGACTGGGGATTATTATCTACCATACTAATAGCAGCAGTCATGTGGGTACAAGTTCCACAATGGTCTGATGACTGGGCAGTATGTGCCGTTGATATACCCGATGCAAAATGTCATTGGTATATTATGTCACCTGATAATACATTTGGTGAAGGATTTGATTGGGAAGATGCACCTTGGTTTGATGTTAATGGTCTTAATGATATACCAGCAATAGGAAAGACAACTGTAATGGAAAAACTACAGGAGCAATAATGAGAGTTGTTATTGTTAGTGGTGGATTTGACCCTATCCACAGTGGACACATTGAACACTTTAAAGAAGCAAAGAAGTTAGGTGATATTCTCATAGTAGGATTGAACTCTGATGAATGGCTAACTAGAAAGAAGGGTAAACCATTCATGCCCATAGAAGAAAGGATGGCAGTCATTCGAGAATTGAGAATGGTTGATAGTGCTGTAGCATTTAATGATGATAATAATAGTTCTATAGATCTTATTAAAAAGACTCTGGTACTATTTGATGATGTCTTATTTGCTAATGGTGGAGATAGAACACAGGATAATATACCTGAGATTGACGAGTTTGATAAAGACCCTAGAGTGCAATTTGCATTTGGAGTTGGTGGAACACATAAACAAAACTCTAGCAGTTGGATCTTAAAACAATGGAATTCGACTTAGACCAACAATTCGATCATGGAGAATTACTACTGAGCGAAAGACGATGTAGAGTCTGTGGTAGTATCAAGAATTTAATAGAAGGATTTTATATAACACATAAGAATAGTACACATCTTCCATCATCATATTCATACGAGTGTAAGTCATGTACAGTTGCAAGAGTAACTGCTAGTAGAAAGAAAGACTCAATGAACTGGGTGTACCCAGACTGGTAGTTCATGCACTGTTTCCCCGTTTAAAGACTAGTAAATAATAAATAATGATAGACAAATTGGAATCTATTAGGGGATAAAAAGATGCCACTAAATTTAGCATCTCCTGGAATTGTTGTAAGGGAAGTAGACCTGACCAACGGTAGAGTTGATGCAACATCAACTAAAACTGCTGGACTAGCTGCTCCTTTTGCTAAAGGACCAGTAGAGAGACCGCAACTTATAGAGACAGAAGCCGATCTCTTGGATACCTTTGGACAACCATATCCTAAAGATAACCATTACGAGTATTGGTTAACTGCTTCATCTTACCTTGCCTATGGTGGGGTTATGAGAGTTGTTAGAGCAGATGACGAAGAACTTAAAAATGGTTTTGTAGGTACAGCATCTAGCGTTAAAATTAAAAGTGTAGATGACTACACTGATGCTGGTTACAATGAGAACACCCTTGCTGGTGTTACATTCGCTGCAAAAAATCCAGGTTCATGGTCAAACGGTATTAAAGTTGCCATGATCGATGGCAAAGGCGATCAAGTTTTAAGTGGTATTGTTACCACTGATGTATTGGGTTATGGTTCTACAACCATTCCAATCGATCCTATTAATCTACAAGTTGGTTACGCTGTAACACAAACTGTTCCTGCAAACACAGTTATTGCTGGATCTGGTTCAACTAGTGTATTGGATGGATATTTAAAAGGATTAATTACAGAAGTTGGAAACGCTGCAATTACAGTTAAATTAGTTTCTCATGTATCTGGTGCTGGCACAGAAACTGCTGTTGACTATCAACAAGCAGGTACATATCAGTTCTCTGAGACTGGTAATCTTGGTATCCACACTGGTGAAGTAAGGAGATACGGTTCATGGAGAGGTTTATCACCTGCAACATACAGTGGTGTAACAACATACACTGGTTCTAAAGATTGGTTTGATCAACAAACAATCACACTAAACAATGGTACTGTTGTTAAGTGGAATCAAATTGCTGAGAAACCTGGCACATCATCTTATGCTGCTGCTAGAAACTCTAGATTTGATGAAATACATGTTGTTGCATACGACGATAGCGGTACTTTAACTGGTAACTCAGGTTCTATCCTAGAGAAACATGTTAACTTATCTAAAGCAAAAGACTCTCAATACTCTGCTGGTTCAGCATCATATTGGAGAAAGGTACTAGAAGTTGGTTCTGATAACCTATTTGGTGGTAGTGCTCCTGCTGGTATTGTTACTACAGGATTTGACACTGATCAATGGGATGTATTTGGTGATGGTGGATGGGATCAGAATACTGAGAACATTACATTTAGTTGTATCGGTAACTTTGCTGGAACACTAGCAGGTGGTAAGAACTATAATGGTGTTGTAGATATCAATGCATCAAATGCATTAAATCTAGATATCGGTGCTCTATCAGAAGCATATGATTATCTAAGAGATCCAGATCTCTATGATGTAGATTTCCTACTATTAGGATGTGCTAATCATGGTAAGTATGAAACTCAAGCATTATCAAATAAACTGATTGAGATTGCCGAGTTTAGAAAGGATGCAATCGCATTCCTCTCACCTTTCAGAGGATCATTCTTGAGTCCATCTGGTAATGGTGAATCACTACAGTTAAATGTAGATACAGTTACTGACAACATTGTTAGTTACTACTCACCAATCACATCTAGTTCCTATGCGATCTTAGATAGTGGTTACAAGTACATGTATGATAGGTTCAATCAACAGTTCAGATATGTCCCTATGAACGGTGACATCGCTGGTGCATGTGCAAGAAACGATATTAATAACTTCCCTTGGTTCTCACCAGGCGGAACTGCAAGGGGTGCTATTCTTAATGCTGTTAAACTAGCATACGCACCTAATAAAGTACATAGAGATAAATTGTATTCTAACAGAATCAATCCAATTATCTTCTCACCTGGTGCAGGTATTATCCTGTTTGGTGATAAGACTGGATTGGGTAGGTCTTCTGCCTTTGATAGAATCAATGTTCGCAGATTGTTTATCTTCCTTGAGAAAGCAATTGCTGCAGCAGCAAAAGATGTACTCTTTGAGTTCAACGACGAAATTACAAGAATTAATTTCATCAACATTGTTGAACCATTCCTTCGTGATGTACAGTCTAAGCGTGGTATTCAAGATTTCGTCGTTATCTGCGATGAGACCAATAACACACCTTCGATCATTGACAGCAATGAGTTTGTTGCTGACATCTATATTAAACCAGCAAGATCTATTAACTTCATAGGTCTAACATTTGTTGCTACACGCACAGGTGTTTCCTTTGACGAAGTTATTGGAAAAGTTTAATTATTAATTCACTTTAGGTAAGACTAATGGCAATCAATTCCGCAAACCCACCAAAGACCTCGGAAAGGACTATTGATAAGTTCAAGTCCAGGTTAACTGGTGGTATTGCAAGACCTAATCTGTTTGAGGTAGTTCTTGCATTCCCAGATGGTGTAGTAGATGCATCTGTTGCTGACATAGATCCTAAGAGTAGGTTCCTTGTCAAGACAGCAGCATTACCTGCGTCTAACATCGCTCCTATTAGTGTCCCCTTTAGAGGAAGACAACTAAAAATTGCAGGAGACAGAACATTCGATGAGTGGCAGATTACTGTCATCAACGATACAGATTTCGCAATCAGAAGTTCCTTTGAGAGATGGATGAACTCCATGTCTAAAGTATCTGACAACGCTGGTAACATTAACCCAGAAGATTATACTAGAGACGCATATGTCTACCAACTTGGTAGATCTGCTGTTGCTGGTGGTAATCAACAATCTGATCAGAACATGCCTGTTCTTAGAACATATAAATTCTATAGTGTGTTCCCAACTAATGTTTCTCAGATAGATCTTTCTTACGATTCTGCTGACGCAATCGAAGAATTTACCGTAACCTTACAGGTTCAGTGGTGGGAAGCTGCTGGAAATGGTGGTTCAGTAAGCTGATAAATAGATAAGATCAGGTACTTATTAAATAATGGCCAAACTTTTTGGATTCTCAATTGACGACAACGACGATCTACCTAAGGGTGTAGTCTCCCCCATTCCACAGACAGGTGAGGATGGGGTTGATTATTATATTCAGAGTGGATTTTCTAGTCAGGTAATAGATCTTGAAGGGATTTATAAAGACGAACATCAATCAATTAAAAAATATCGTGAGATGGCACTTCATCCAGAAGTGGACAATGCTGTAGAAGATATTGTAAATGAAGCAATTGTATCGGATACAAATGATTCTCCTGTAGAGATAGACTTGGAGAATTTAAATGCATCAGATGGTATTAAAGATAAGATAAGAGTTGAGTTTAAACACATCAAAGATCTATTAGATTTTGATTCTAAATCTCATGAAATTTTTAGAAACTGGTATGTTGATGGAAGGATATATTACAACAAAGTAATTGATATCAAAAAACCTCAAGATGGTATACAGGAGTTAAGGTATATCGATCCTATGAAGATGAGGTATGTTCGTAAGGAACAAAAACAAAATAAAGAAAGATCAGATTTGTTTAATGCTAGTCCTAATGTACATGATAATGATAAGGTAGTATTTCCTAAGATTGAAGAGTATTTCATGTATACTCCCACACCTAGGTATCCTACTAATATGATACAAGGTAGTGCACCCCATATGACAGGAGTTAAACTTGCAAAAGATTCTATTACATATTGTACCTCTGGTTTGGTCGATAGGAATAAGGGTACATGTTTATCTTATCTCCACAAAGCAATTAAAGCACTCAATCAGTTAAGGATGATTGAAGATAGTCTTGTTATATACAGACTATCGAGAGCACCAGAAAGAAGGATATTTTATATTGATGTTGGTAATCTACCTAAGATTAAAGCAGAGCAATATCTAAGAGATGTAATGTCTCGTTATAGAAACAAGTTAGTATATGATTCAAAAACAGGTGAAACAAGAGATGATAAAAAATACATGTCCATGCTTGAAGACTTTTGGTTACCAAGAAGAGAGGGTGGAAGAGGAACAGAAATTACAACATTACCAGGTGGACAGAACCTTGGAGAGTTGGCTGACATTGAGTACTTCCAATCTAAGTTGTACAGATCTTTGGGAGTACCTGAATCTAGAATCGCTGGATCTGGTGATGGATTTAATCTCGGTCGTAGTTCAGAAATTTTAAGAGACGAACTTAAGTTTAGTAAGTTTGTAGGTAGACTGCGTAAGCGTTTTGGTAAAATCTTTTTAGATATGCTAAGAACACAGTTGTTACTTAAGAACATTGTTACCCCAGACGATTGGGAGGTAATGTCTGAGCATATTCAATTTGATTTTATCTATGATAATCACTTTGCAGAACTAAAAGATAAGGAATTGATGGAAGGTCGTTTAGGTCTTCTTGGTATGGTTGAACCTTATGTTGGTAGATACTATTCTACAGAATATGTAAGGAGACAAGTATTGCGTCAAAGAGATCAAGAGATTGTAGAAATTGATGAGCAGATAGAGGATGAAATTGCTAAGGGTATCATACCTGATCCTAATCAACAGATGTTAGAGTTGGAACAGGGTGCTGCGATGGGTATGGAAATGGAAGATCCAAATGCAGCGATGGGAGAACTTCCACCGACCAAACCTGAGACTGCAGCTAAGTTACCAAAACCAGGTGCTAATGAGGGAGAGATATAAATAACTTTATCAGTATATACATGATTATGGAAGAACTCGTCAACATGATAGCGACAGATGCGTCTGCTGCGGATATTAGTGATCAGATCAAAGATACTTTATTTGCCAAATCAGCAGGTAGAATCGATGAACTGAGACCTCACGCTGCTGGAAATTTATTTGGCATCGAAGGGGAATCTGAAGTTGAAGTAGAAACTGAAGTTGAGTCTCAACCAGAAGAGGAAACAGCAGATGTCTAGAATATTACCTCTAGGACAAAAAGCAGCGTTGGCAGTTGGTAGTGGTAATGCTACTACTGTTGGTAATGCTACTGTAGTAAGAGTATTATCTAATGCTGGTGCTGCTCTTGTCGTTAGAACAGATTCTGATGATAATATTATCGGATCATATACTAGCGTAAGTGGTGCAGCAGATCTAGTTGAGAAGAACGCATCAGACAAGATATATGTAACAGGTAATGCTGTTGAAGTATCTAAAGTAGGATTTACTAATTAAACCAATGAAGTTAATCACAGAACAAATAGATGATGTAGAGATTATCGTTGAAAATCGCAACGGTAAAAAATCTATGTTTATCGAGGGTATCTTCCTCCAAGGGGATATTCAAAACCGCAATGGTCGTATGTATCCATTGAACACTCTTCGTAGAGAAGTTCAAAGGTATAACGAAAGTTTTGTGACATCTGGTCGTGCAGTTGGAGAACTCGGTCACCCCGAAGGACCAACAGTAAATCTAGATCGTGTATCACATAAAATTGTTTCACTTAAAGAAAGTGGATCTAATTTTATTGGTAAAGCAAAAATCCTCTCTACACCAATGGGTAGGATTGCACAGAATCTTATAGATGAAGGTGTAAAACTTGGTGTATCATCCCGTGGACTCGGTACTCTAGCAGTCAACAATGAAGGTGTTAAGGTTGTCTCTGATGACTTTATGCTTGCAACTGCTGCTGATATCGTTGCTGATCCTTCTGCTCCAGACGCATTTGTGTCAGGAATTATGGAAGGTAAAGACTGGGTGTGGGACGGTGGAGTCGCTAGAGAACAACTAGCACACAAGACTTACAAGCAAGTCAACACATTAGTTGGCAGCAAACAGCTTGAGGAGAACAAGCTTGGATTATTCCAAAACTTCCTATCAAATCTCTAAACTCAATAAATAAACATAGATTATACTTACTACTATTCGGAGTAGATCAGAAATGGCCGCTAAGGAACTTAACGAAATGGACAATCCTGTAACAAGGGGTGCGAAATCTGGCGATCCTATGAAGAAGGTTGACGATTCCACATCACCTGGAGCATCAGCATCTTACGAGGATCTCGGAGGCCCAACACCTCAAAACTATAAACCAGACGATAACTCAGCATCGCTGAAGTCTGCTACTGTAAAAACAGTAAAAGATATCGTCAATAAAGGTGCTGCTGCAGCAGACAAAATGCAGTCTATTGGCACTGAGGTGTTAAAGCAAGGTGACAATCCAGAAGCAGAAGAGTCTGCTGAGGTTGTTGCTGAAGAACCTACTACAGAGGAAACCACCGTGACAGAAGAAACACCTACAGTTAATGTAGAAGAAGATCTTGCTGCACTATTTGGTGGTGAAGAACTTTCTGAAGAGTTCCAAGAAAAGGCAAAGACAATTTTCGAGGCTGCAGTCAACTCTAAGGTTGCTGTTGTTAAAGAAGAATTGTCAACCGAATATGAAAAGACTTTGACTGAGCATCTTGAAGGTGTTAAGTCAGAACTCGTTGAGCGTTGCGATGCTTATCTGGAGTATGTCTCCGATGAGTGGCTCAAAGAAAATGCTCTAGAGGTCGAGCACGGTCTCAAGACCGAAATGACCGAATCATTCCTAAGTGGAATGAAGAGTCTTTTTGAAGATCATTATGTATCAATCCCTGACGATAAATATGATGTGCTGGAAAGCATGGTCAATAAACTAGATGATATGGAAGGCAGACTGAACGAACAGATAGAGAAAAATGTCTCTCTCAATAAGCGTCTTGGCGAATCTACAGCTGATGGAATTTTCCGTGACATTGCCGAAGGACTTGCTGAGACACAAAAGGAGAAATTACAATCTCTAGCTGAAGGTGTTGAGTTTGAAGGTGAAGAACAGTACCGTGAGAAGTTAGTTACACTTAAGGAATCTTATTTCCCTAAGGATGGTAGCAAACCTCAGGTTTCAAGAAAATCCGAAACCATTTCGGAAGGTATCAGTAGTGGGGACGCAATGGAAGTAACATCTTCTATGAGCAATTACCTACAAGCTCTTTCAATGGGCAAAAAATAAACCTACAAACTTAACAAGTAAAGTACTATGTACAATGCCGAACAAATTATGGAGAAGTGGAGTCCACTTCTCGACGCTGAAGGGGTAGATCCGATTAAGGATGCTCACCGTCGTTCAGTAACCGCAGTTCTTCTAGAGAACCAAGAAAAATTCCTCAAAGAGCAAGCTGCTTTTGAGAACGGAACCTCAATGCTAACTGAGGCAGCTCCAACAAACAGTGGTAACGCTGTTGGTGCTTCTGGTGCATTTGGTGGAGGCTCAGCAGAAGCTGGTCCTGTTGCTGGTTTCGACCCAGTTCTAATCTCATTGATTAGACGCTCAATGCCTAACCTAGTTGCTTATGAACTAGCAGGTGTTCAGCCAATGAATGGTCCTACTGGACTAATCTTCGCAATGCGTTCACGCTACACCAATCAGTCTGGTACAGAAGCATTCTTCAACGAACCAGATTCAGCATTCTCTGCTAATAAGGCAGGAACCAATGTTGGTCAAACAACACAGGGTGATTACACTGCTGCTACTGATGATGATGGTACAGTTGGTTTCGGTTCAACCGCAACTCAGCGTGGAACAAACCCTGCTATCCTAGAGAACAATGCTTCTGATGCTGTTCAAGCTCAGTATTCATTGGGTCAAGGTATGGCAACTGGTGACTCTGAAGCATTAGGCGACGGCACTAATGGTCACTTCAACGAGATGGCATTCTCCATCGAGAAGGTGACTGTAACCGCTAAGTCTAGAGCACTAAAAGCAGAGTACAGTTTAGAACTCGCTCAAGACCTTAAGGCAATCCACGGATTGAACGCTGAGGCTGAGTTAGCAAACATTCTTTCTTCTGAGATTCTTGCAGAGATTAACAGAGAAGTTATTCGTACTATCTACAAAACTGCTGAAGCAGGTTCACAGGTCAATGTTGCAAACGCAGGTTTCTTTAACCTAGATGTTGACTCCAATGGTAGATGGTCAGTTGAGAAGTTCAAAGGTCTTCTGTTTAACATCGAAAGAGATGCCAACAGAATCGCACAGAGAACTCGTCGTGGAAAGGGTAACATCATCCTAACTAGTGCCGATGTAGCATCTGCTCTAACAATGGCTGGTGTACTTGATTACACACCTGCACTTAATGCTAACCTACAAGTTGATGATACTGGTAATACATTTGCTGGTACTATCCAAGGTAAGTACAAAGTGTACATCGATCCATTCTCTGCTAACAGTGCTGCTAATCAGTACTATGTTGTTGGATACAAAGGATCTTCTCCTTATGATGCTGGTCTATTCTACTGCCCATATGTACCACTACAGATGGTAAGAGCAGTTGGAGAGAACACCTTCCAGCCAAAAATTGGATTTAAGACAAGATACGGTCTTGTTTCAAACCCATTCGCTGAAGGTACTGCTCAAGGACTTGGACGCATCACATCTAACAGCAACCGCTACTATCAGCGTACTGTTGTTCAGAACCTCATGTAATTCAGAAATTACATATTTCTTTAAGAGACTCCCTTCGGGGGGTCTTTTTTTTGTGCTATAATTCATCAGTCAAGACAAGGGACTATCGCATATTGGTTAATGCCCACTGCTTATAACGGTGTGAACCGAGTTCAATTCTCGGTAGTCCTATTTGATTCAGTAGCTCAAAGGATAGAGCAATTGCCTTCTAAGCAATTGGTTGTAGGTTCGAGTCCTACCTGAATCGCTTAGGGAGTGTAGTCCAACGGCAGAGACAGGAGACTTAAAATCTCTACAGTGTGGGTTCGACTCCCACCACTCCTATTTTGTGTTATAATGTATGAGTCGTTTGTTTCGCTACCTACGACTGCGGTTATCCCCTTTGGTAGGTTCAGGATAAGCGGCTATAGGAACCTACCAACCTATATAATAAAGAATATAAAGATTTATGAACGACGAAGAACTTCAGGATGAATTAAAAGAAAGAATCCTAGAAGGTCCTATCGTTTTTACTCCTGATGAAGAATGGATAGAATTGCTAAATAAAGACGCAGATATATAGTAGTAGAATGAGTGTGTTGAAATGAACGCTAAATGGATATCAATCGGAGTAGTTGGTAGTTTGTTTGCTGCCTCCCATATTGGTATGATTGGTATGCTTGCCACTAGAAATAATGGTAAGTTGCCCGATTTAAATATACCTACAGGTAACTATACAACATATCAGGCAGAAGTAACAGAGGATGGGTATAAAATTGCTTATAGAGCAAATGACCCTAAAACTATGTACACTACTAAAGATATTAAAACTAAAGGTGGATTCCTAGGACTATCTAACAACACACAAAAAGTTGTTGAAGAGTATACAATGGATGGTGCTATACATCATGGCGGTCCTGTTAGTACGAAGAGTGCTTGGATAGATCCAGCAGCACTTGCAATTACAGGAGGTGACGCAGGGGGAAAGTCAACTGCCAGAACCGAAGCCTGTATCAAGGCAGTCGGTGGTGGCGAACAATCGGGAAGACTTGTAGGAACTAGTGTTGGTGCAGCAGCAGCTCCTGCCTTGAGTGGTATACCATTTGTAGGATGGTTAGCAGCAGGATGGGTAGCAATGTTTGGTGGTAACCAAGGTGCAGAGATTGGTGGCGGTATGGCAGAAGAGTTCAGTAAAGACTGCTAAATAATTAAGATTACAACTGTTTAGTTTAATGTCATCTAGCACATTCTATGATAGGCAGATTAAGAATAGAAATTTCTTGTCTCCTACTGGATTTCAATTTAATTTGGCAAGAGCACCAAAGGTTGATTTCTTTTCTAATAGTGCAAGAATTCCTGGTATTACATTGGGAGAAATTAATGTTGGAAATTATTTAAAGTCTGTCCCTGTTCCTGGTGATCAAGTTCAGTTTGAAGATCTTACCTTATCATTTCTTGTCGATGAGAGTTTAGAAAATTATTTAGAAATACACAACTGGATATATGGATTAGGGTATCCTAAATCTGTAGACCAATTTAAACAAATTGTTTTAGATAGAAATACAGGTGATATTGATAACTTAAAACAATTTAGTGATGGTACACTTAGCATATTAAATAGTAATTTTAATCCAATGGCATATGTCAGGTTTACTGATATGTTCCCTGTATCACTAAGTACTTTAGAATTTACTGCCCAAGAAAACGATTATACATACTTTACAGCAACAGTTACCTTTAAGTATTTGTTGTATGAAATCCTTGATACTCAATTCAAGGTAAAATCGTCATCTATTAATTCAGCATGAACCTTGAGACTATACAAAGTATGTGGGAGAAAGACTCACAGATTGATCAAATTAAAATACATGATGAGGCAGCGAAGATACCTTCCCTTCATGCAAAATACTGGGATGTATATAACACTCTAAAACTTTTGCGAGAGAAAGCAAAAACACAAGAGTCAAGTATTAGATTAGAAAGATATAATTATTACACTGGAAAATCTTCTCCTGAAGTGTATGAGGCCGAACCTTTTCCATATAGAGTTAGAGAGAAAGATGTAATTAAACAACATTTAGATGCTGATAAAAGACTACAAGAAATTACACTAAAAATTAAATACTATGATGTGATGCTAACTTATCTCGAAGATATTGTTAGGCAAATAAACAATAGAAGTTATCAACTAAAAAACATTATTGATTGGCAACAATTGAGTGGCTAATGTCCGACCTTACTATCACAAAAAAGAATGAGGTCTTTTTAAAGATCGTCTCGGAACCTCATGTTGCTCATGAGTTATCTGATCAGTTTACCTTTGATATACCTGGTGCTAAGTATATGCCTCAGTATAGAAAAAGGTACTGGGATGGTAAGATAAGATTATTTAATCTACAGACAGGAGAAATATATGTTGGATTGCTTGATAAGATAGTATCTTTTTGCAAGCATCATAAGTATGAATATAAATTTGAAGATAGTAAGTTTTATGGTACTCCCTTTGAAGTCAATGAAATGATTTCATTAGAGGGTGTTAAAGATTACATGAATGCAATATCTAAGACAACTCCACGAGACTATCAAATAGAGGGAGTATACGATGCTCTAAGACACAATAGAAGATTAGTGATAAGCCCCACTGCCTCTGGCAAATCTTTGATGATTTACGCAATCGTTCGTTACTTCGCAGAGCAAAATAAAAAGACTCTGATAGTTGTTCCAACGACATCTCTGGTAGAGCAGATGCATAAGGACTTTGCTTCTTATGGATGGGACGCTGATTCATATTGTCAAAAAATATACGCTGGTAAAGAAAAAGAAATAAATTCTCCTGTGGTTATTACAACCTGGCAATCTATCTATAAGTTACCAAAAACATATTTTGAAAAATTTGAAGTTGTAGTAGGTGATGAAGCACATCAATTCAAATCAGCGTCGCTCGTAAAAATTATGACTAAGTTGCATCAAGCAAAGTATCGTTATGGTTTTACTGGTACGCTAGACGGCACACAAACACACAAGTTAGTATTAGAAGGACTGTTCGGACCATCATATAAAACTATTAAAACTCATGAGTTGATGGAGAAAGGTTATCTAGCAAGACTAAATGCTAAGATTATATTGTTAAAACATAAAGCAACTCCATTTGATACTTATGAAGAGGAAATACAGTATCTAATTAATCATGAACAAAGAAATAAATTTATTAAAAACCTAGCGTTAGACTTGAAAGGTAATACTTTAATCCTATACAGTAGAGTAGAAACCCACGGAGAGGTTTTATATAATCTCATAAATAATAATGATGATCGTAAAGTATTCTTTATTCACGGTGGAGTTGATGTACATGATAGAGAGTTAACTCGTTCTATCACAGAGGGAGAGAAAAATGCAATCATTGTTGCATCATATGGAACTTTCTCTACTGGTATCAATATCAAAAACCTGCATAATGTAATTTTTGCTTCACCATCGAAGTCGAAGATTAGGAATCTACAAAGTATTGGAAGGGTTCTAAGAAAAGGAACCAATAAATTCAAAGCAACTTTGTATGACATAGCAGATGACTGTTCGACTGATAGTAAAAAAAATTATACACTAAACCATTTAGTCGAACGAATCAAAATATACAATGAAGAAAATTTTAACTATGACCTTGTGAGAGTTTTATTAAAGGAGAAACATGGATGAAATCATAACCTACTTTGTATTCAAATTGGTTTCTGGCGAGGAGGTCGTCGCTGCCACTAGAATTGATGATACTGGTGTGGAACCAGCATTTTTCCTAACAAAACCCCTTAAGGTAGAACTAACACATAAAGGAACAAATACTTTAGTAAGATTGGTTCCTTGGATTACTATTCCAGATGATGATAAAGAAGTTTATAGTGTTGGGTTTGATAAAATTATTACTATGACTGAATTAGAAGCAGACCATGAGATGACTCATGCATATAATCATTATAATTTAAGTAGAGAAACTAGAGATACTCAAAAGGTTAGTATCAGTGAAAAGATGGGTTATAAAGGTAATGTAGAAAAAACTAGATCTAGTTTAGAAAAAATATTTTCTGGAATATCTACTACTGTATAGATACTAGTGTTCCTTTGAACCGCCACAAGGCTAATTGTACAGGTAATTGCTACTTGTGTCAAGCTGTGTTATAATACCTACAGATTCGGACAAACTTATGCCTAGAAAAAGGTCTGATCATTATGTAAATAATAAAGAACTCCTTGAGGCGATGGTTGTCTATCGCAAGAAAGTTGCTATTTCAAAAGAAAAGGGGATTGATCCACCACCTATTAGTAACTATCTTGGAGAATGTTTTCTTAAGATTGCAACACATTTATCTTATAAACCTAACTTTGTAAACTATATGTTCCGTGAGGATATGATCGGGGACGGCATTGAAAACTGTGTACAATACATACACAACTTTAATCCAGAGAAATCTTCTAATCCCTTTGCATATTTTACTCAGATTATATACTATGCATTTTTAAGAAGAATACAAAAAGAAAAGAAACAGTTAGAGATTAAAACTAAAATCATAGAGCGTACTGGTTTTGAACAAGTTATGGTAGTTGAAGAAGGTGCAGGTGGTACTTCATCTGATTATAATACTATTAAAGATAACATACAATACAGGAACTCAAACAGATGAGATTAACACAAGAAGTCATTGACAAGATTCAAATTGCAATGACCCACACTAAAATGAATGGTGATGTCAACTGGAAAGATGGTGATGAGTTAGATGTTTGTCTAGGTGGAACATTTGCAGGTGACAAATTTATTAGTATAATTAATAGAACTCGTAGTAGCACATCTAAAAAATGAGAGTAGCAATAATTACAGACCAACATTTTGGTATGAGGAAAGGTAGTAGGTTATTCCATGAATACTTTCAAAGATTTTATGAAGACATTTTTTTCCCAACACTGGAACGAGAGGGGATTACAACGCTTATCGATATGGGGGACACTTTTGATAATCGTAGGTCGATTGATTTATGGTCTTTGGAATGGTGCAAAACGCATTACTTTGACCGTCTTCGTGATATGGGGATTACTGTGTACTCTGTTGTCGGTAATCACACTGCCTATTTTAAAAACAAAAACGATGTTAATACAATTGATTTACTACTACGAGAGTATCCTAATATGGTGCTTGTCAGAGATCACGCAGAGTATCAGATTGGCGACACAAAATGTCTTTTCTTAGGTTGGATTAACGAAGAGAATAAAGGTAAGATAAAAAGAAAAGTTAAATCAACAAAGGCGAAGGTCGCATTTGGTCACCTAGAACTAAATGGTTATGCTGTATACAAAGGATATACACAAGATCATGGTGCTAGTGGTGATGCAGATATGTTTGAGAAATTTGATAGAGTATTTACTGGACATTATCATACAAGATCCAATGATGGTAAAATATTTTACTTAGGTAATCCATATGAAATGTTCTGGAATGATTGTGAAGACACTCGTGGATTTCATATTTTTGATACAGAAACATATGATTTAGAACCTATTAATAATCCTCATAGAATGTTCTATAAGATATACTATGATGATACTCCATATCAAATCTTTGATGCTACAGAATATGCAGGTAAGATTGTCAAAGTCATAGTTAGACAAAGATCTAACCCTAAAGATTTTGAAAAGTTTATTGATAAACTACATTCTGTTGGTGTAGAAGATCTAAAGGTCATCGAAAGTGCTGACTGGAATCATGGTTATATTCATGCATCAGATTTCAATGCAGATGAAGATGAGAATACAATTGCTTTGTTAAATAGGTTTATAGAAGAATCAGAGATTGATCTTGACAAAACTAGAATTAAAAAACTTGTGGGAGGTTTGTACGCTCAAGCATGCGAGGTGGAGTAATGTGGTTATTATGTGAAGATGGCAAGCGTGAGGGTGCTTACGCTGTTAAGGACATCAATAATGATAAGGTTTTGTTCTTATTTGAACAAGAAGATGATGCAGAACGATACAGAATGCAACTAGAATCCGAAGAAGATGCTATAATGGAAGTAGTCGAAGTAGACGAAGATGTTGCAATAAAAGCGTGTGAGATGTATAATTATAAGTATACTATCGTAACCCCTAACGATTTTGTGATGCCACCCCTACAAGATGATTCTGTTTAAAAAGGTAAAGTTTAAAAATTTTCTATCTACTGGTGATAAATGGACGGAGATAGATTTAAATTCTGATGGTACAACAATAGTTGTTGGTACAAATGGTGCTGGTAAATCTACCATATTGGATGCTTTGTGCTTTGTATTATTTAATAAACCATATCGTAAGATCACAAAATCACAACTAATCAATACTACCAATGAGAAAGGAACTCTTGTTGAGATTGATTTTTCTATAGGTAATACAGAATATAATGTGACTAGAGGTATTAAACCTAATCTATTTGATATTAAAATTGATGGTCGAATGCGTAACAAAGAAGCAGACGATAGAATCAATCAAAAAATCCTAGAAGAACAGATTTTAAAATTAAACTATAAATCATTTACTCAAATTGTAATACTAGGTAGTAGCAACTTTGTACCCTTCATGCAACTAAGTGCTCCTAACCGTAGAGAAGTTATTGAAGATCTATTAGATATTAAAATTTTCTCCGCTATGAATCTAATCCTAAAAGAAAAACTTAGATCAAATAGAGAGATTGTAAGAACATTAGAACTTAAGAAAGAAACTCTTAAAGATAAAGTTTCAATGCAAGAAAATTTTATCGATAAGATGAATACTAGAAGTGAAGATGATATTAAAGAAAAGGAGTTAAAACTTGATACAATTGCTCTAGATGTTAATCAATTATTAAGTAAAAATGAATCCTTAAGTAAAGATTTGGACAGCGTTCAAACACAATTAGAAACTGTATCAGATGCTTCAAAACGCTTGGTAAAACTAGGTTCTTTGAAGCAAAAGATATCCAATAAAGTATCAAGGATTACTAAAGAGCATAAGTTTTTCACAGACAATACGGTATGTCCTACATGCAGCCAGAATATAGAAGAATCGTTTCGGTTAAATAGAATTGATGACGCTCAAAATAAAGCAAAGGAACTCAGAGATGGCTATCAAAAGCTTGAGGAGTCGATAACAGAAGAAGGTATCCGAGAGCGTCACTTCACCAAACTATCTAAGGAGATTACAGAACTCACAAATGGCATTTCTCAAAACAGTGTTAGGGTTAATGGACTACAGCAACAGACAGGAGATTTACAACAGGAAATTCAAATTCTTACCGACAACCTTAAAAATAAAAATACTGAACATGAGAAGCTAGAGAAATATAAAAAAGATCTGGAGTCTTGCTTTGGCAATCTTGCAAAACAGAATGACGAGATAACATATAATGACCATGCCTATGAACTATTGAGGGATGGTGGTGTCAAAGGAAAAATAATTAAGAAGTATCTTCCTCTTATCAATCAGCAGGTCAATAGGTATCTGCAGATGATGGATTTCTATATCAATTTTCGATTAGATGAAGAGTTTAATGAAACAATAGAAAATCCTATTCATGACAAGTTTACATACTCTTCATTCTCTGAGGGTGAGAAGATGAGAATTGACTTAGCACTCCTGTTCACATGGAGAGAGGTTGCTAGGTTTAAAAATTCTACGAATACTAACCTTCTTATTATGGATGAGGTATTTGATTCATCGTTAGATGGATTGGGAACAGATGAATTCATTAAGATTATTAAGTATGTTGTTAAAGATGCTAATGTATTTGTTATATCACATAAGGTAGATATGTTAGATAGATTCCAAACTATGATAGAATTTACTAAGAAAGGTGGATTCTCTTATGCTACTAAGAGTGCTGTGGAGCAGTAATTATGTATGTACTTCATGATGTGATGTCCAATAAGGATGTCATGCAAATCTATAATCATGTTATAGAAAATAGTTTGTGGAAAATAAATAGTGCATATGGTGGTCTTGACAATCCAGAGTTAATGTATCCTAGGATGCAAGCAATGGATGAGAAAGGTATGCATGATCCATTTCTAGCAGGGTACTTTATTGCTACCATGGCTAGAGTTAGAGATAGACTACAGAATCAACATGGGTTTATTTTACCCACACAAAGTGTTGCTGCTATAGGATTTAATGCACAACGAAAGGGTAATGTACCAGAGTTTCATACTGATGCTGATGGTAATGGTCCTCATGTGTGGAGTGCAGTAGGATTTCTAACACCCCAATGGGATCCTTCATGGGGTGGAGAATTGCAAATTGAAGACAAGACCTTTACATATGGACCTGGAGACTTTATAGTGTTTAGGTCGAACAAACTCCATGATGCTCTACCTATCAAGGTAGATACTCCATTCTGGAGAGTATCTGTATCCTGTATGTTCAAATGAATACTCCAAACTGGCAGCATCATTCCAAAAAGGAAAAGAAACGCCACCTTAAACCACAAGCACTACGCTCTGCAAGAGAGAGGCGTAGACAGTTGATAAAGTGTCTACTCAAGACCTCCGATCCTCGTCGGGGGTCTTATAATGTGTATATACACAACGAATCACATGCAACACAATATTAAAGGAACACTTGCAAGACTCCTTGCTACAGAGAACCTTGTAGTAGAACACAAGAATGTAGAGACTGCTCAATTCAATGTTGAGACTAGAGTTTTGACACTACCTCTTTGGAAGATTTCTCAAGAGTCTGTTTATGATGCTTTGATTGCTCATGAGGTAGGACATGCTCTATACACACCTTGTGATGCATGGTTCGAGCAAGAAGAATTTGTTGGAGTCCCACATTCCTTTGTTAATATTATTGAGGATGTTAGAATTGAGAAGTTAATGAAGCGTAGATACGAAGGTCTTGCTAAAACATTCTATCGTGGTTATGGTCAGTTGCATGAAGATGACTTTTTTGAAATTGATAGACCAATAGATGAGTTTAGTTTCCCTGATCGTATCAATCTATACTCTAAGATAGGTCCTTTCCTATGTGTTGAGTTTACTGACACTGAGCAGGATCTAGTAGACAGAATTGAGAAGGCAGAAACATTCTATGAAGTTTGTGTACTCGCTAAAGAGTTGCAAGAATTCTGCAAACAACAACAGGAAGAAAGAATTGAAGAAGAAGTCAAGGTAAAGATGAATTTAGATGGATCTGGTAACAATGATCTAGAAGGTAAACAGGAAACTGAGGATGTAGATGAACCATCAGAGGAATCTGAAGGTAACGACCTAGAAGATTTGTCAGAAGGATTACCACACCAGCAAGATGACAGTGGTAAGATGCAACCACAACCAGAATCCGCATCACCAGAGGGATCTGACGAGTTTGATACAACAACAGTAGATGCACTTGAGTCTAAATTGCAGGATCTAGTAGACACTGGTGCAGCAGAGAGTGTATACTTAGAGCTACCAAAGCTACATTTAGATCGCATTGTCATTTCCACCGATGAAATCCGTAATTCATTGAATGAGCATTGGAAAGAGGAAGATTCAAGAAGAACAGAGTATGAAGCATCTTTACCAAAATCTTATTACGAATCAGATGAGTATAGAACTAATACAAGACAAGGTATGATTGAAAAGTTTGAGCAATTCAAAAAAGATTCTGCTAAAGAAGTTTCTTATCTAGTTAAAGAGTTTGAGTGTAAGAAATCTGCTAGTGCATATGCTCGTGCTACAACATCTAAAACTGGTGTTCTAGACTGCACTAAACTCCATACATATAAGTTTAATGAAGATCTTTTTAAAAAGATAACTGTTGTTCCTAATGGTAAAAATCACGGTCTAGTTTTCATACTTGACTGGTCTGGATCTATGTCAAATATATTACTTGATACAGGTAAACAGTTGTTACAATTGATCTGGTTTTGTAAGAAAGTTCAAATCCCATTTGATGTATATGCTTTCAGTAATGAGTGGAAGGGTAGACAGTCATCCTATTCAAGTAGAACAGATCTTCCACCAGTATATGATCGTGTTGCAAATACAATTGATATTGGTTCTGATTTCTCACTACTAAATTTTGTATCTAGTAGTTCTAAAGACATAGACACAGATATAAAAAATCTATTCTTAATGTGTGCCTACTATGATGGGTGGAGAAATCATGCTTTTACAATACCAAATGGTCTTTCTTTATCTGGTACACCTCTTAATGAATCAATCATCTGTTTGAATGATTTAATTCCTCAGTTCAAAAACAAAACTGGTGTAGAGAAAGTTAATGTTGTAATATTAACTGATGGTGAAGCACAGAGTCTTCGCAGAAATTCTTATGTTGATCGTCACTGGGAGTCAGAACCTTTCTTAGGTACTACATCCATCAACTCTAATTGTTTCCTAAGGAATCGTAAGACTGGTAATGTAACTAGATTTAATCATTCATTTCATGATTTTACTAAATTACTATTAGAAGATTTTAGGAGTGTACATCCCAGTGTTAATGTTATAGGATTCAGAGTTCTTGCAAGTCGTGATGCAAGTAGTTTCATCCGTAGATATATGTACGGTACTGATGACTGGGGGCAGATTGACAAGAAGACTGCTGAGTGGAGAAAAAACAAATCATTCTCTCTAGAAAATACTGGTTATCAAAAGTACTTTGCACTATCATCCACATCACTAAACAGTGACTATGACTTTGATGAAGAGACAAATGATGCGATGACTAAAGCAGAAATCAAGAGAGCATTTGTAAAATCATTCAAAGCAAAGAAGACTAACAAAAAAGTTTTGACTGAGTTTGTTGATCTAGTTGCTTGACATGTGAAAGTGAGTACTATATAATAATAGTACTCTTTCACAATTGGAGATGAACACCCTTCAAAGACTGACATGGGTTATAGACACCCTTGAAACATATGCAAGATGGGCGAGTTCCAATACTGCTGAAATCCGTGAGAATGCAAAAGCTGGAGAAACTCAGTTACCTCTTACTCAATGGAGACAGATGTATGGTCTCGACAAATTTTGTGAACAAAACCTACACCTATTAGA